AAGAACGTGCCGATGACCTTTATTGTGCCTGATGCTGTAGGTACTTTGTGGGTAGTGGGAACAAAGATTAACCCTGCCTTTATGGATTCGGCGGATGCTACTACAGGCAAGAAAGCCGAAGACGATTCAGGGGTAACACTGAAGATCACCACCAACTCCAAGTTGTACAAGTATGCAGGAAGCATTGCTGAGGCATAATTATTAATGATTAACGATTAATGCTCAATGATTAATGGCAAAGGATCAAGAAAATAAGAACATGGCGACTACTTCCCCCTTAGAACAGGGGGAGGTAAAGCGCCTAAAGCCTAATCTGGAAGAGTGCTTCGAGGTGCTGCTCCCTGGAGGGCGTGTATACTACACTGGGGAGAAGGAGGTACAAGCAGGGTTACAGATTGTAGACCTCTCGCGAGTGCCGTACAATGCCTTGGTACTATACATCACTGGATTCAAGTACTTGGCGCTGAAAGAGGGGGCTGTAGCGCTCTTCTCGGAACTGGGCGCAGCAACCCTTGAGAAGCTCATCGCCCAAAAGCGGGAGCAGTACCCTAAGGATGTGCCGTACTTGGAGCGGGCGCTGGAGATGAAGAGAGGGCAGTAGGCAGTAGTTAGTTGTTAGTTGTTAGTTGTCAGTAGACAGTAGTCAGTAATCAGAAGACAGAAGACAGTAGTCAGAAGACAGAAGACAGAGGACAGAAGTCAGAAGACAGAGGACAGAAGTCAGAAGACAGAGGACAGAAGTCAGAAGACAGAAGTCAGAGGACAGACGCTGACCACTAACAACTAACCACTGATAACTGAAGATTAACCACTGATAACTGAAGATTAACCACTAACCACTGAAGACTAACCACTAACAACTGAGACATGGATTATAGAGCACAATATAGGCAATTGGTTAGAGAATTGGAACGCCTTGGGGGAGACCTTCGAGGCGTTCCTGCTTACTATTCCTTGGAAGCCGAAGCAAAAGTAAGACGCCTAATCAAAGAACGACAGGGCGGGGGTGGAGAGCCCCCGCGGGCGAAAGATAAGGGCGAATTGCCATTCGCCCCTACAGTTGGCGGGGAGCAGGGTGGGGAGCAGGCGAAAAGGGAGGATTTGATTGCGGATTATCCTGTGGCGCTGCATGGGGTGTATAGGGCCAAGCGGGAGGTATGGCTTCGTGCTTGTTCGCTGAAACTTACACTGAATGCCATACCTATGGAAGAGGAGGACAAAGCGCGGGAGCTACAGCGGCAGCTCTGGCAGCTCTTTGAGGCTATGGATAACTACGATGTGGTGCTGCAATATTGGCGTGATCATAAGCGGATCCTTGAGCCAGTGCGAGAGGATTACAGCCGCCTTACCCCCGTGGAGCTGGTGCAAAGGCGTAATACACTACGGAGTAATATTGTCTCTCGTGAAAAGAGCCTTGCCAAGTGGGAGGAACAAGCGAAGCGTGAAGAGGGCATGAGCGGGAGGAGCTTATGGGTGCTTCAGGAGAAGATTGCCAGAAAGCGGGAAGAAGTGGAGCAAATGAAACTACAAGTGAAAGAGATAGAGAAGTTAATGATTAATGTCAGCAATGATTAATGGCAAAAAAGAAAGTCCTTTCTGAAATGGAAAGGGCTTTTTATTTTTGCAGGAGATTAGTGGTTAGTGATTAGTGGTTAGCAACTGACAACTGACAACTAACGACTAACCACTAACCACTGATAACTGACTACTGATAACTAACAACTAAAAGAGATGAGTTACGAATTGTGTAATATAGGGGAGGATTTCACCCGTGAGATCCGCCATGTGCTGCTCTTTGAGGCGGCGAGTTTTACCTTTAACCAAAATCTGAGGGCGCTGACCCCTGATCCGAATGCTGCCCTTGTGAAGCTGCATGTGGCACACCCCAGCAGCTATGGGCGTAAAATCAGTATCAAAGAGCAAAACCACAACGACTACTTCGATATGAAGGTTACTTTTCCTGTGTATGAGCTGAGCAAGGAGGTGCGGCTGAAGCTGATATCTATGCACAAAAAGCGCAAGTATGTGGTGGCCCTGGTATCGGCTCAGGAGATGCTCGTGGTGGGTAACCATAGGGAGCCTTTTAGCCTTACCATAGATGATGACATCGTGGATAACGGTACGGGGAAGGATCTATTTACTATTAGTCTGACGGGGCAAACCATCATTTTCCCAACGCTTGGGAAGATAACGGAAAAATTTAGGGTGCTGATGTTCTTGCCGCCGACCAATTAAGTGAAAAGTGAAGAGTGAAAAGTGAAAAGTGAAAAGTGAAGAGGGTAGCTAATATTATGAATGATTGGAAACGAATTAAGAGGTGATACTTACACAGGAGAGAAGAAAGGCAACGGGTGCATTCTATACACCGAGGGTGTGGGCTGAGAAAGCGGCAGCGTGGTTATTAGACTGCATAGGTTATCGAGGAGATATAAGGGAGTATATTTTCTGGGATTGTGCGGCGGGAGAGGGGTCTCTTTTGGAGGTGTTGCCAGCTGGGGTAAGAAAGATTGCGACGACTCTTGAGGCGGAGGATGTAGCACTACTTAAGAACAAAGGCTTTGAGGCGTATGGTTTTGACTTTCTACATGACGATTTAGAGGTGCTTCCTTTTTGGAATGAGGTGCAGCAGAACCGCAAAAGGTTGGTTATTTTTACAAATCCCCCATACATGCGATTGCCTGCGGGACAGGAAAGTTTGGTAAGGGATCGGTATAAGAATAGAGATGTGGAAACCCTTTTTATGTATCGGATCTGTCTTGAGATAGCCCCTGCTTGGCTTGGCATTTTTACCAAAATGGGTACGATCCAGTTAGGACAAAGAGCATTGTATTTGGATACGGGTTTATTCGATTATTTTGCTGACGGCTTTTTGACCCATAGTAAGGATTGGGGGTTGAAAGGGAATTTTTTGATACCCTTTTCGATATTTGAGTTTTCGGAATATAGATATTTTTCCCAACCCAATAGACTAGATCGGGAGCGAGTATATGATCGGCTCTATTATTGCTATTGGGCGAAAGATAGCTCGCAGGTTCCTTGTATTCCACAAGAGGGGACGGGCATGTATAATTGTGGTTTTACCTTGTACCTTTAGAATGACTAGTGATTAATGATTAATGCCAGCAATGATTAATGATTAAAAAAGCTGTCCTTTGGGAGGAGGAAGGGGTGTATTACCTTTGCAGAGAACAATAGTTAGTTGTCAGTTGTCAGTTGTTAGTCACTAATCACTAATCACTAATCACTAACCACTGCCTACTAACCACTAATAACTAAGAACTAAAATATGGTATTAGCGATAGAAAAAGAATATTTGCTCTCGATCATTCCTGGGCTTGTAAAAGGGTTTAAGGAGAATGCTTTTGCGGCTTCTGAGAAGCTGGAGGCGGATTATGAGGCTAAGCTGGAGGTGCAGGCGCGTAGTGGGAGTGCTAGCGGGCGGGATACTTTCCCCGTGGTGGTGGATATATACGGGGCGATCGTCAAGCATACGTCCTACGACTATATAGGTACTCAGAGCTATGGGCGCTACCTTCGGCAGTTGGACGCGCACCCAAGTGTATCGGCAATCATCTTGGATATAAACAGCGGCGGGGGTATGATCTCAGGCACGGCGGAGCTGGCACACATCATCAAAGGGATAGAAAAGCCTATCGTAGCCTATACCAATGGGTCTATGTGTAGTGCAGCCTATTGGATTGCGGCGGCCTGCGATAAGGTAGTGAGTAGTCCCTTTGCTGATGCCATAGGGAGCATTGGCACTATGCTACATACGCAAGACTACTCGCAGATGTTCGAGAAGTGGGGTGCCAAAATCTATGAAGTGTATGCTCCTGAGAGCAGTGAAAAGAACAAGCTATGGCGGGACTTGGTGGCGGGAGATGATACCCTCGCCAAAGAACGGCTTAGTGAGTTGGCTAAAGGCTTTATCAGTGCCGTGCAAGCGTACCGAGCAGACATCAAGGACGACGGGCGCGTATTCAAGGGGGCAGTATATACCCCCAAGGGAGCGCTGGAGGTAGGCCTAGTGGATGAAATAATGAGTTTGGAAACCTTAATAAGTGAGATATGAAATACGTATTGTTATCGGCGCTCTTGGGGAGTGCCATAGAGGAAAAGAAGCCACTCTTTGGAGGTGAGGCCTATGTGAGCCTTACCACTTCGCAGCTGGCCAAGGTGGAGGCAGCCCTTGCAGAGAAGAAAGAAGCTGCTAGCGCGGAGCAAGTGGCTGCGCTGAAGGGAGAGATTGCCACACTGAAAGCCGCACAAGAGAAAGTAGCCACAGAAGGCAAGGCGCTGAGTGAAGCCCTTGGCGAGGCAATGGCGCTTAACAGCTTAAAGAGTAATGGGGACGCGATCGCTGACATAGCAACCCTTGGGCAAACATGCAAGGAGTATGGGGAGAAACGTCCCGTACATACCCAGCCGAGTAATGACGGGCGAGAGCCGCAGGAGAGCGATGGGGTAGTGCGAATGGAGGATTTGCACAATCAGTTGTAAGAATAGAATAATAACTTAAAAGTAAGCATATGGCAAGAAACATTGACATAGACCAAATCAAAAATGAGTTGGTTCGTTATGGGAAGAAAAACCCTTTTGAGCTACAAGCGGCGATTCTCTCGGATAAGATCCTACTGAACCAATTTGCTAAGACCTTGCCGAAGGTCAAAGGGGAGTATCATATTCCTTATGTGCTAATGACGAACGTGGTGCAAGCCTTTTCGGACACTTGGACTCCGTATGGTAAGGTTTCTTTTGGGAAGAAACTGCTTAAGAACTTCCAACAGAAAATGAACTTCCAGATCAACCCATACGAGGTGTATGATAGCTGGGTGGAGGAGCTGTACGAAGAGGAGAAGAAGCCCAATGAGATGCCTATCAGTAAGTACATCATGCGTATGGCGCAGGATAAGATCATCTCGGACTTGAATGTGATTTCAGTGACAGGTAAGTATGATCCTGCACAGGTAGGGAGCACTACTCCAGACTATACCAAGACCATGGATGGGCTCAATGAGGTAGTCACCAAAGCGGTGGCGGACACAGAAAACCCAGTTTTCTTAGTTCCCGTGGACTCCTCGGCTACTATAGTGGATAGGGTAACGAAGTTTGAAAAAGGGTTGCCAGACCAAGGGAAAGTAAGCACGATCTTCCTCTCTTTGGAAGAGTTCAACGACTATGTAGAGGCGCGTGAGACCCCTGCCAACCAATACATAGACTTCAAGGATCCACAGCGCGGGAAGACGAAGTACGGCCGTACCATAGTGGGGGTGCCAGGACTGAAGAAGGGGCGTATCATAGCGTGGTACGATGGGAACTTCTTCCGCTTGTACGATCGCAAAGACAATCCCGCGCTATTGGACGATGTGCAGGTGCAGGACTATGTAGTGAAGCTCTTCTCTCAGTGGCACTTGGGCTACGATTTTGCGGTGAACCAGTACCTATTCGTAGAAACAGCCGATGCCAGCAAGCACAGAGGATTGAACAATGATACGCAGAACAAGCTGTTCTATCCGAACCTATATCTATAATAATTAGACAAATA